AAGACTTATACTCCGAGTGGTGTTATCAATGTCTCAGAAGAGAAGAAGAAGTTCTTCAATAGACCGGTTAAGGATAGTGTGCCTTATCCTTGGGAAGGATTGAATAAGAAACTATATGGTTTAAGACAAGGTGAGTTGGTTACTTTAACCGGTGGCACAGGACTAGGCAAGTCGTCAGTCACTAGAGAACTTGAGCATCACCTTATAAAGAATACTACGGATAACGTAGGAGTGATTGCATTGGAAGAAGATTGGAGAAGAACCATTGATGGTATACTTTCAATAGAAGCTAATGCAAGATTGTATATAGATCAAGAGAGAGAGAAGTTCTCTGAAGAAGAACTTGACAAATTCTTTAATCTGTTATATGATGGCGAGAATAAGAATAGAGTATGGGTTCATGCTCATTTTGGTACGAATGATATTGATGAGATATTTACTAAGCTAAGATTCATGATCATAGCATGTGAATGTAAATGGGTAGTGGTTGATCACTTACACATGTTAGTATCAGCAGTATCTGAAGGAGATGAACGTAGGGCTATTGATAATATAATGACTAGGCTTAGAAGTATAGTAGAAGAAACAGGAGCAGGATTAGTTTTAGTTTCTCACTTACGTAGAGCGAGTGGTGATAAAGGGCATGAGAATGGAATCGAAGTAAGCCTTAGCCACCTTAGAGGTAGTCAGTCAATAGCCCAACTGAGTGATTGTGTGATAGCCTTGGAAAGGAATCAACAATCAGATGATATAAATGAATCTAATACAACTAGAGTTAGGGTACTTAAATCTAGATACACAGGTGATGTAGGTATGGCAACTCATTTATTATATGATAGAGAAACAGGCAGGCTGCAGGAGTTTGAAAAAGAATCTTATGAAGAAGAAGATGCAGACTTCTCAGCCTTGGAGTTATAGTATGGATTTAGTATTTGATATAGAAACAAACAGAGTGGGTGACGATGATATTGGTTTAGATAGTGTAGACACTATACATTGTATCGTTGCTCAAGATGTAAACACCGAGGAGGTATTCAGTTATCCTCCTTGGGAACTTGACAAGGGTGTTGAACTTTTACAGAATGCAAAGACTTTAATTGGTCATAACATTATAGGGTTCGACATTCCTATGTTGGAGAAGCTAACTAGTTTTAAACAAGCAGGAATAAAAGTTATAGATACCTTAGTAACATCAAGACTTTTTTATCCTATACGAGAAGGAGGTCATGGGTTAGAGAGGTGGGGATTTAAACTAGGGTATCCTAAGATAGACTTCGAAGAGTATGATGAATACTCCGAGAAGATGTTAGAGTATTGTATCAGGGATGTAGAATTAAATACTAAGGTGTTCAAAGCTTTACAACAAGAAGGTAAAGGATTCTCTAAAGAAAGTGTAGACCTTGAACATTCTGTAGCATTACCTTTGAGACAACAGGAGTGGGATGGTTTTAAATTTAACATAAAGAAAGGAGAACTATTACTTGCTGAACTTAGAGAGAAGATGCAGGCATCAGAGGATGAGGTGCATAAGGTATTTAAACCTAAGATGGTTGATGATAAGTTAGTTACTCCTTATATAAAAAAGGATGGTGAGTTATCTAAGAGAGGTTTAACAGATGAAGAATACGATAGATGTATACGTACACAGGATGTTAATCCGTTCATGCGTAAACGTCTACAAGAATTTAATCTTGGATCACGTAAACAAATTGGACAATACCTACAAGAGTTTGGATGGAAACCAAAAAGATTTACACCAACAGGTCAGCCGATTGTAGATGAGAGTATCTTAATTAATATAACTAATATACCTGAAGCTAAACTTATTGGAGAGTACTTAACATTGCAGAAACGTATAGCACAAATTGATTCTTGGGTCAAAGCTTTACGTTCTGATGAACGAGTACATGGTTTTGTGATACCCAATGGTACAATTACCGGACGTATGGCACACAATAAACCTAACTTAGCACAAGTACCTAGCTTAAAAAGTTTATATGGTAAAGAGTGCAGGGAGTGTTGGACTGTTGAAGATGGTTACAACTTAGTAGGAATAGATGCAAGTGGATTAGAACTTAGGTTGCTTGCACATTATATGGACGATCAGGAGTATACAAATGAAATTATTAACGGAGACATACACACCGCTAATCAGAAAGCTGCAGGACTTGAATCAAGAGATCAGGCAAAGACATTCATCTATGCACTTATATACGGAGCAGGAGATGCAAAGCTTGGGAGTGTGGTTAGAGGAAGCAGGAACGATGGTAGAAGACTTAGGCAACATTTCTTTGATAATAACCCATCATTTAAATCTCTTAGAGATAAAGTATCAAGAGCAGCAAAGAAAGGATACCTTAAAGGGTTAGATGGTAGAAAGATATTTATACGGAGTGAGCATGCTGCATTGAATAGTTTATTACAGGGAGGAGGAGCAGTCATAATGAAGAAAGGACTAGCACTATTTGATTCCCTTATAAAACTAAATACCTTTGATGCTAAGTTTGTGGCTAACATACATGATGAATGGCAGATGGAAGTTAGAGAAGACCTTTCTGAAAACGTAGGTAAAATGGCAGTTGACTGTATAATTAAAGCAGGAGAATATTATAACCTTCGCTGTCCTATGGATGGTGAATATAAAGTTGGGAGGGATTGGAGTGAAACACATTAAACGTTGTTATAGGTGTAAACAAACAAAAGCAAGTGAAGCTTTTTATAAAAGTAAATCAGCAAATGATGGTTTAGATAGTGCATGTAAAGATTGTCAAAAAGAAAGAAATGTATTTTTAAATGCTAAATCAAATCCTGAATCAAATCCTGAAAGAATGTATGTGAATGGTAAGTATGTATCTAAGTCTCATCCTTTATATAAAGCAGGCAGATTCAAAACTTTTGAAGGTGCAGCCTTTGCTTCTTTAAAAGGATATGAAAAAACAGATGAGGGTTATGTATATATTATAACTAATCCTTGTTGGAGTAATTGGGTAAAGGTAGGTATGGCTATAGATGCTGAAGATAGGTGTAAACAATATCAAACAAGTAGCCCCTTTAGAGATTACAAATTATGTTATAGTAAATTCTTTGATGATAGAAAAGAAGCAGAAGCTAAAGCACATTCTTTATTAAAAAAATCTGCAGAAGAAAGAAAGGGTGAGTGGTTTAAAATTACACAGGATAAAGCACAACAAATAATAGAATCATTATGAAAAAATTAGATACATTAGTTGAAGATATATACAGTACCTTGGCTGTACTAGGCGAGGGTGAGGCTCTTGATGTAAGTGAAGAAGTATTAGACGAGTTTGGTAACGCTATGAAAGAAGCACTACGTCATTGGGCTACACCTAAAGCAAGAGATAAAGAAACTCTTAGAATGTCTAACATAGGTAAACCTTTAAGGCAGCTTTGGTATGACATGAAGTCAGAAGGAGAGGAAACACAGAAGCTTGATCCTCATTTGTTTATAAGATTTTTGTATGGTCATATCTTAGAAGAGGTCATGTTGTTCTTGGTAAAACTTTCCGGTCATGAGGTTTCTGATGAGCAGAAACAAGTTAAGGTTAGTAATGTTCATGGTCATATGGATTGTAAGATTGATGGTGAGGTTGTAGATATAAAGACCGCATCTAGTTTTGCATTCAGGAAGTTTGCAAATGGTACGTTAGCAGACGATGATCCTTTCGGATATTTAGCACAGCTATCAGGATACGAAGAAGCAGAGAAGACAAAGGCAGGTGGTTTCCTTGTAATGAATAAGGAGAGTGGTGAATTAACTTTACATAGACCTAGTTTCTTTGATAAACCTAATGCAAAGAATAGAATAAGAGAGGTAAAGAAAGCATTGAAGCTTGACAACCCGCCTGAATTATGCTATACTACTATACCTGAAGGTAAAGCAGGAAACATGAAACTTCCTAGGGGTTGTACTTATTGTAGACATAAGAATGAATGTCACAAAGATGCTAATGATGGTGAAGGTTTAAGAGTATTTAAATATTCGAAAGGCTTGATGTACTTAACGAAGGTAGTAAAAGAACCTAATGTTCAGGAGATAACTAGAAAATGAATGGTAAGAAAGCAAAACAAATAAGACAACATGCTAAACTTATGTTACTTGATTGGTTAAAAAGTATGGTTACTCCTGAAGAAGCTAAGTCTATAAATGAAAAGAACTTTAAAGATTACTTACCTAAAGAAGGACATGTGTTTGCAAATAGAAAGTTTTTATTGTCAGCATATAGTTTTAAATGGTTTGCAAAGAAGATTAAACAGATAAATAAAAAGGAGAACAAGGATGTCGAATCAATTAGATTTGAAGAACTACTCAGAGATGGAAGAGAATGATCTAATGAAGGAAGATTTAGCTACAATAATAATTGTATTGGGTAGCTTTCTGTATGCAGGAGGATCATTAGAAGAGGTTGATCACTTTGTTTTAGATAGGATGGCAGAACTTATAGACAATCGTTTAGATGGTATACCTGAAGATGTGAGTATACATTAATGAGAGGATATAGAAAGCCTAGAAAGGCTAGACCTGTAGAAAAGGGTGTGCCTAAAGGATATGATTCTAATTGGGAATATAAACTACACGTAGAGCCTTTACAAGAGTGGTCGCATCATGGAGATAAAATTAAATATACAGTTGATCATACCTACGAGCCTGACTTTCGCAGAACAATAGATGGAGTTGAGTATTTACTTGAGGCTAAAGGAAGGTTTTGGGATCATGCAGAGTACAGTAAATATATTTGGATAAGAAAAAGTTTAAATAAAGATCAAGAACTTATCTTTATATTTTCACAACCACAAGCAGCTATGCCTGCAGCAAAGAAAAGAAAAGATGGTACTAAACGAAGTCATGCCGAGTGGGCTGAAGCTAATGACTTTACGTGGTACTCAGAATATAATTTACCTAAAGAATGGATAACAGAATATGGAATATAAATTTGATGAGAACATAAACTTAAATGGTGTTAAACAATATATTGATAGCACCTATACACAACACTATGCTCACTCTAAGTATCAAGCAACCGATATGATTATTGATGCAGGACATGGTGAAGGTTTCTGTATAGGTAACATCATGAAGTATGCTATGAGGTATGGTAAAAAGAATGGTAAGTCTGATGCAGACCTACTTAAAATTATACACTACGCATTGATTGCATTACATTTGAATGACAAGGAGAAAGACTAATGGTCGAAGACAAGATAGGCAAGAAGCCTTACTTAGGAATAGTTATAGACTATGACAAGGAAAAGAAACTAGACAAGTTTAGTTTAGATACATTAAAGGATAGATATTTTTGGGAGGAAGAAACACATGCACAAGAAGCATTCGCAAGAGCATCAGTCTTTGGTGCAACGTATAAAGGAGAAACTGATTTTGATCTTGCACAGAGACTTTATGAGTACAGTTCCGATCTATGGTTTATGTTTAGTACTCCTATACTTTCTAACGGGGGAACAACTCGTGGCTTACCTATTAGCTGCTTTCTCAACTACGTACCTGATAGTAGGCGTGGGTTATCTGATCACTATGATGAGAACATTTGGCTCGCAAGTTCAGGTGGAGGCATCGGTGGATATTGGGGAGATGTTAGGAGCAATGGTATTGGTACTTCTAACCATAGTCGTTCTACTGGTTCAATCCCATTCATGCATGTCGTAGATTCTCAGATGCTTGCCTTTAATCAGGGTGTAACTAGACGAGGTTCATACGCTGCTTACATGGATATATCACATCCGGAAGTCGAAGAGTTTATTAACATGCGTAAAGAATCAGGCGGTGATATAAATAGGAAGTGTTTAAATATACATAATGGAATTAATATTACTAATGAATTTTTAGATGCAGTTAAAGGTGATGAAGACTGGAGGTTAATTGATCCGAAGAGCGGTGAAGCTGTTAAGATTATAAGTGCTAGAGACTTGTGGTGGCAGATGTTAAATGCTAGGGCAGAGACAGGTGAACCTTACATGGTCAACATAGACACCTGTAATGAACACTTACCTAAAGAACAGAAAGCTTTAGGTCTAAAAGTAAATCAAAGCAACCTGTGTTCTGAAATAGTTCTAGCTACTAATGAAGAGAGAACCGCAGTATGTTGTTTATCTTCGGTCAACTTAGAACACTTTGATAAGTGGAAGAAGAATGACCAGTTTATTGATGATCTAATTACAATGCTTGACAATGTATTAGAACATTTTATTGAAGCCATTATAGACACGAGTAAACTTGGTGGCTATAGTGCAAATTTTGAGAGGTTTAAAAAATATGTTAGAGAAGAAAAAGAAGGACTACTTAAAGCTGCTTATTCAGCGTATAGAGAAAGGTCGGTGGGTCTTGGAGCGATGGGCTTTCATGCTTTACTCCAAAGTCAAGGACTACCTTTCAATGGTTTACGATCTACAAGCATCAATAATGTTGCGTTCGCCCATATCAAAGAGCGATCTGTGGAGGCTACTAAAAGACTTGCCAAAGAACGTGGTGAAGCTCCTGATATACATGGTAGCAGTAAGCGTAACGCTCATCTTATGGCTATTGCTCCTAATGCCAGTAGTAGCATTATATGTGGTGGCACTTCCCCTAGCATTGAACCATATCGTGCTAACGTATTTACGCACAAAACTTTATCGGGTTCTTACCAAGTTCGGAATCAATACTTGGAACGACTTCTAAAGAAGAAAGGATTAAGTGTAGAAGAAAGAGAAAAGCTTTGGAAAGATATGACTATTGCTAATGGTTCAGCACAAGGAATAGAAGTCTTATCAGATGAGGAGAAAGAAGTATTTAAAACAGCTACTGAGATTAATCAAATCTATTTAGTTGAACATGCTCACATGCGACAAGCTTATGTATGTCAAAGTCAAAGTGTAAATTTATTTTTCACTATGCCTAAAGCTACTGAGTCTCAAGCAGTTCATGATGAGTACTTGCAGTATGTCAATGATGTTCATTGGTATGCTATGAATAAATTAAAATCATTATATTATTTTAGATCAGATGCTGCTCGTAATGCTGAGAACGTGAATGTTAAAGTACAAAGAGTTAAGCTTGAAGATGTAGAATGTTTAAGTTGTGAAGGATAAGATATGATAGAAGATAAATTTGATACAATGTATGAGGGAAGATTTGATGCACTTAAAAAGAAGTATGAAGCTGAAGTAGCTATTGCTAAGACAGAACTCGATACATATTTTCAATTAAGTGTAGGAGTTGCAGAGCATCCACATATTATTGAATCAATGGATGTATTACTAGACAAGATGGCAACTGCTCAAGAGAAG